GTTTCGTAGATTTCCTTGTGCTCTTCGCCGTAACGAGCATACTCCATACCGAACAAGGCGTTCAGGCCGGGGAGCAGCTCTTTCAGTAGTTGTGCGCGTGAAATAGCCATTATTTAGCTCCTTAAGCCACGCCAGTAGCGTTATCGTAGGAATGATAGCCAAAGTTAAATTTGACGATCAGCTCGGTGTAACCGTTTGCGGTTGCGGTGTCAGGAACACCATCAACAACGCGCATCGGCAGGGGAGTGCTTACTGCGTTAGCAAACACGCCGGTTCTGGAATTACCAGCCGTAACATTGGCTGAGTTCAGAATAAGCGTAGCGTTGTTACCAACGACAACTTGCGAAACGGCGCTAATAACCAGACCGGTGGTGTTAATAGTGTTGCCCACCGATGCAGCTTTGTAGAGCTGATCTGGATCATCAGCGACGTACGCGTATGCGTCAGTCACACCCGAAGCAAAGCCCGGCCAGTATTGGCTGAAGGTCTTCTGCTTGGTTACAGGGTTGGTATAGGTGCAGCCCAAGAACACACCAACAACGCCCGGAACAGCAGAAGAATCTGTGTCCAGAGTCGAGATGATAATTGTGCTGTTTGCTGCGCTCAATTGCACTACATCACCGTAGTAAATCGGGGTGTTGTAGTTGATCGAACCACCACCGTTACCGGGGGTAGCAGTGATCGGCAACTGACGAGTTGCACCTGCGAAGACCTGACCGCCAATCAAATTGATTGGCTTTAGGCCGTAAGGGGCACTTACAGTAGGATAAGCCATGATTAAACTCCAAGTTTAGGAACCAGAACCAAAAGTGGTCTTCGACCTGCGCTCAATATGCAGCGGCATACGAGGATCACTTTGCCTCAGAAACACGTTGTCCACAGATTCAGTTTGTGACCGGTTCATGTTGTCGTAATACTCGTTACGCTGTTTCATGAACTCGGCTGGAATCCGTGCCAACATTAATCCACCTATCTCGATATTGCCGGTGAACCGGCCTTCGGTGATAGCGTGCATCATCAACTCAGGATAGTCCTCTGCTTTGCAGAATTCGTATCCCTCACGGAGAGAGGAAGAGATGTTTTTAGCATCTTGCTGACCATAGATACTGATACGTACCCAACGGTGTCTCCAGCCTGCTCGGTGGTTAGGCGTCGGAAGAAGCTCCGGTGCCTGCCATTGTGAAATCCTTGCAGCTTTTTCCCGTGAATCAAGTTCACGAGCGAGTCGGTTTTGTGTATCAGCCATGATCATTCTCCTTTTCTCAGTTCAGCAACCTTTTGAGCGTACAGTTCTATGGGCACCCCAAGTCTTTTCGCGATGGACGCTTGGGAAGCTTTTAACTTGACACGGTCAGGCGGTGTGCTACGAGTAGCCGGAGCTACGACGTTAGCTGGTTTTTGTGCACGGCGCGGAGGTTCTTCCTCGTCCGGAGTTTCATCGCTCCCGAAATACTCGGGGTATCTACGACGCATAATCGCGTCAACCTGTTGGTAATACTTGGTAGTCCCAACAAACTGATCACCATAATCTTTTACTAACTTACGGTGGACGCCCAGCGCAGTGCTGGTCATCTCGTCATCGGGGCCAAACCAAGGGTTATTAGCCATCCAGTCTCTGTCCCGCTCCGACAATTTTGGTGTCGAATTAGAACTTTGTGGTACTTGTACCTCGTTTTCCCTAACTTGTAAAGGCTGCATATTCTCAGCCTTATCCAGCTTTAGGGTCGCACGGGAGATTTCAGCTTGCGCTTCTGCTAACAAATCAGGGTCGCCAGCCTCGTACGCTTCTTTGTATTTGTTTTTAGCCGCCTCCAGTTCAATTTCGGCAACAGATTTAGCCTGCTCCATATATCTCTGACTGCCGGAGGCAAGCTGCTCCTGAAGGCGCTTATTTTCCTCGTAGACTTGGCGGGCGAACTGCTCAGCCGCCTCACGTTCACGTAAAGCCTCTTCCTTAGCCCTACGTTCGTCGTGATAACCACGAGTGAACTTCTTGATGCGAGCCTGAACTTTCTCATCGTAGGACGCAAGTTCATCCTCAGTGACATCTTCCGGCGGCTCTGCCATAGGCTTGCGCCCACGATCCTCAACAGGAGTATCGTCCTCGACCTCGATTTCGATCTCTCTTTTGGCGTTCTTTGTGGGGGTTTCGACCGGATGAACTTCAATATCCTTGTCATCGTCCCCTTCCAGTTCATCTGGGAATTTGTATCCACTCATTTAACTCTCCTTAAGCAGGGCGCGTAATACCACGTGGGTCTTCGACAACCGCCTCGACGTTGTCATCGTTAATGATCCGGAACTCTCGCCCATGAATCTTCATGCGGGTGCCTGAATTAGGACGAACAATTATGAAATCACCAACTTTGCAGGAAGGGCCAGACGGGAACCGGGTTGCGTCTCTGTATGCATCCGGACCCATTTTCATAACGAATAGGATCGGAGTTAAGACTTCTTCGTAGTACTGAGTAGTCTCAGCCTTGACGATGCCGCTCTCGTATTGCTCCTCCGCATCCGGCACCACGCACAGCAAGTGGTATGTCACCGGATCAGGAACCTGCTTTGCTTTGCGCTCCGCAGTATCAGGCAGAACAGTTGCAGACTCAGGATTATTTAAGTCTTGTCCGATTAAAATCTCACTCATCATCACGCTCCAGTCGTTGCACGAGGTCTTTACAAATTTGTTCTGCGAGAGCCAGACCCCGGATTTGCCCGCAGACGTGACGGTACTCAGCGTAATCCGCTGCTCTACCGTCTGCTATAAACACTGACTTATCATTCTTTTGGTTTTGAATTTCTCCAATCAAATGATGTAACACTCTTGTGTCGTCCATCAATCCTCTCTTCTACGTGGTTGACGATTCTGTTGGACTGCTTGTGCTGCACTCTGACGCTTCTGCTGCGCTAACTGCTCTTTATGTTTGGAGATGTCGATGCCCATACGGACACCTTCGGACTCCTGCTGCTTATTCAACTTGTCACGCTGTGCAGCCATGTTCGCTCCAACTTGAAGTGCAGCGATTTCTTTCTGCGCTTCGATGCGTGCTTTCTCTATCTCTAACCTATCCGCTTTCTCTGCTGCATCAATCTGTAGCTTCTGCTGTTTCAACTGCATGTCCGCTTGCTTTAGCTGTAGCTCTTGCATCTGCATTTGGACGAGTGGGTCTTGCGCAGCTTGCTGAGCTTGCTGCTGTGCTGCCTCGCCTTGGTTCTTGGCTAGCAACTGCTTGGATGCTTGTGCTGCCAACTGAGCGACTTGTGCTGCAACGTCCGGAGGCATCTGCTTGGTTTGCTCTTCGGTTGGGAGTGGCAGACCAATAGCTTCTTCGATCTGCTTGCGGTACTCCATCGCCACGTGCTCGTTGATGTGCGCCATCATTGCAGCCTGCATGACTTGCGCTTGCGGGTTTTGCCCAATGACTTGTTGAATCTTGGGGTCCTGCATTGCAGCCATGTGAACCGCCAAGTGTGCTTGGTGATCTTGCTCGATGAACGCTTTGACCGGCTTGCCAGTCAAGATGTTCATGTTCTCCTGCACTGGATCGGTTGGTACCTCATCGTCTTCCATCGGCACGAGCTTCTGAGCATTCTTGATGCCCAGCACCTCGATCATTTGTCGGTGGAGGAGCGGGAGGTTGTAGAGCTGAGGAGCTGATTGGGCGAGTTGTAAGACCGCTTGGTACTGGACGATCTTTTGCGCCATAGTCGCCGCGTTGGGGTCGGAGACTGGGATGACATCAACTGAGTCGTAGTCACTGCGCTTGGCAAAGCGGCTACCTTCTTCTGGCTCGTAGTCATAGTCGTCTGGAGTGTAGTCAGCAATGATGACCTTCAACAGCTTGAACTCTTGCTTCATCGAGAAGTGCAGACGCGCTTGCACTGCTGTCATCACTTTCAGAGTCCGCTCAAGAATAGCCAGTGTGGTGCCAACAGGAGCTTGTGCGCTCATGTCGCTGACGTTCATATCTCCAGACGAGGCAAAGCTACGACCTTCTTGCACAATCTGATTGAAGAGACTGAACAGGACTTGGCTTGGTTCTTTGTAGGGGAGAGGCAGGATATTGTCGCGAATAGAACCGGATGGCACATCCACGTCTCTGAACTCGCCCGGTTGGATCGGGGTATCGTCACCCTTGATGCGTAGACCTCTGGACTTGAGACCTCCGGGGAGGTTAGACAAAGTGCCAGCATCAACCAGCTGGCGAATGAGCATCGTTGCAGATTTAGCATAGCCGCCAATTAAGTGGATGAGGCCATAGCCATAGAACCCAAAGCCCGGAATGTACTGGTAGTGCACGTAGTGCTGACGGCGCATGTGCAGTGGGTCATCCTCGTACCAATTGCGACGCACAGCTAGTATTTCTTTAGTACCTTTGTCGATGGTGACGATGTATGGCAGTGCGATGCCTGTAGCCTCGCCCTTCTTATTAGTGTGCTCGTAGCCCGGTAGATCAAGCTCGACGTTCATCTCCAGCAGGCGGTAGCGATTGTCCTGCGTCATGGTGACGCCGTTCTCTTCCGCTTTCTGCTTCTCAACATCGTCCAACTCAACCACAGGCTCGCCCAAGTCGATGTCGCGATAGAAGCCCGCTTCTTGGAGCTTCCTGACCTCGTTCTCGGTCTTGCGCATGACGTGGGTAATGCGCTCTGCTGCTTCCAGACTTGATGCACCGTAGGGCACCACGATGTCTTCCGCTGGGACAAACATCGAAACCTGCCGTCCTTTGCTTGGGTCGTAGTAGACCTTCTTGAACGCAGAGCCTGCGAGTGGCAGGTTCCACAGCATCTTCTCGTGCTCTAGCCGGTACTCCGGCATAGCCTCGGTCAGCTGATAGTTCATGTCCTCTTGGACACGTGTAGCAGAGTCTTGTTTCTCCGGCGTCTCTCTACCAATGATCTTGGTCTTGACCGGACCCATGGCAGGGAATGTCTCAGTGATAGCTTCCGACTGGAACCGCACCACGGACTCCGTTAGCATCGGATGGAATACGCCGCACGCGCCAGACCATGGTTCTGTCCTATCCTCATACTTCAAGCCCAATAGCTTTAGACCGTCCACATACGTCTGTATCCAGTCCTTGCGGTCACGCGTGTCCTTGTCGTAGTCATCAATTAAGTCGGATGCCAGCGTCTGTAGTTCTTTGTCGTCGATGTAGTCGGCAAGGTTTGCATCGAAGTCTTCGGCGGTTTCTTTGCGTGGCTTTAGGTCAATGATGATCTCGCCATCAATGCCCACTTTCACCTCATCCGGGTTCTCGATTTCAATCTCGATCTCCGGACCTTGCGCCATTTGTTCCAAGCCCATCGGGGCAGCGTACAAGCCTTTATCAATAGCCATGATTAGTCCTTAAACTGTGTAGTAGCGGTCACGC